ATAAGGATCTTTTCTTCTTTAACTAAGAAGGGGCGATATTTTACTTTCTTTTTATTCGAAGGCAACTCAATTTCATACGTCGGAGTCGCAATGGTTGGTAAAGGCATAATAACCCAAAAAGTTCAGTTAGAAATATTTAGAGTGGAAATTAGAGAACCCTTTCTCTTGCAACTGGTCTTGATGTAAGTTTATCATTGACAATTGCTTCACCTGGTCCAACATTAGGAGGTCTAAATCTCACACCACCAGCACCTGCTGCACCAGCAGACATTGGAACAAAACCACCACCTTGTGAGCTACCATTCAAGAAGTTGAAACCCTTGAATGTCATGTCTAGGTTATTATCAGACCCGCTGTAAACAGCATAACTTGAAGTCTTTCCACAAACATATCTGTCAAAGTTGAATGATGCACTAACTTTTAAGATATCAGAGTTTGCATATGATACTGGTGTAGAGTTCAATGCAATGGGGAATAACCCATAGAATGTATATTCTAACTGCTTATTGTAGTCTCTGTCAAACTTGACAATTTTTGTACTATCACACTTATATTCTTCTGGATATCTCATTCTGAAAAAGTATCCATCTCTCGAAGGAGAAACACCAGAACCAAAAGAGATAAACTCTATCCAATGCTCCAAGAACTTCAACGATTTGTACGCATTGTCAACATAGAACTCCAAGTCAATTTGTGTGAACAAACGGGTGTGTGCCATCTTCTCAACGACACCCATGTAGTTTCCAGAAATGTCTGCTGTTCCCAAAGAACTTCCAGGCAGAACGGCAGAATTGCACAGAAGACCAACACTCTCGCCAATGAAGCGAGCATCAATTCCTCTATATGCAAGGTGTCCTCTCAGTGGGAAAGACAAACCACCAAAAATAACTTCGTAGTGTGAAGTTTGTGCTAAGTTAGTTACGAGTGGTTTGAACTCTGATATCTTTCTTGGAGTAGGCACTCTAAATATCTTATATGTGATTGTTATAGTTATTTAGATGTCATATAAGGGAAAATATCAACCTTCACATCCCAAAAAATACAAAGGAGACCCAACCAATATCATCTATCGTTCTCTTTGGGAACGTAAGTTTATGAGATATTGTGATATGAATGAGTGTATCTTGGAATGGGGTAGTGAAGAAATGTTCGTGTGGTATCGTTCTCCAATAGACAATAAAGCACACAGATACTTCCCAGACTTTTACATCAAAGTAAAAGAGTCTTCTGGTAAAATTAAAAAATATATCATCGAAATCAAACCTCTACGTCAAACTGCTCCTCCACCAAAACCAAAGAGGCAGACACAAGGTTACCTGCGTGAGGCATATGAGTATGCTAGAAACCAGGCAAAGTGGGAAGCAGCAAAAGAATGGTGTCTTGATAGAGGTTTTGAGTTCAGAGTCTTTACTGAGAAAGAACTAGGTATCAAATAATGCCAAGAAAGACAGTTAAAGAACAAAAACAAAAAAAGGTTACGGATACTGATACTAACCGTAACCGTGTTCGTGCTGTCACCGATGGTCTAGTTGGAACAGAAGACCCAGATGATATCATGCTTGAACTGATAGAAGTTTTAAATGAAATACCACCGACACAAGTTGAGTCTGGAAAGTTCTACATCTTCGTTTACAACCCCAAAACTCCAAACATTCAATATGATCAAAACCCATTCGTAGCAGTCACTGATGTGTTTGGTTGGGGTTTTCGCGGTATCAACTTCCATTGGTCAGAAACACGCCAATACACATGGAATGAAGTTCCTGGTGGAATATATGAAGTTTACTCATCGGAAGTAAAAGATTTGCAGGGTATTCCTTTTGGAAAGTTCCGTCTAAATAGTTAGAAAAGGATAAATGCCTGATTCTGCACTTGGGTACAACCTGGCACAGGAAGGAACTGATCTTAATAAGACTGGTTCTGGAGGAGGAGAAAAGCCTAAAAAGGCACAGTCTCTTCGATATCCCCTGAAAAGAATTGAGAATAAGAGTGACTACATGGAGATTCAGGTTATAGAATATGAACCTCCTGGTTTTTTAAATACTGGTCAGAGTGCGACTGTATCCTTTCAAGATGAAAAAACCAAACAAAATGATAGTATTGCATTAACATCTATTAGAACTGGAACTGAAGCAAATAGAAAGAAAAAGGCAAAAAAATATATTTACCTACCCATACCACAAAACTTATCAGATACAAACTCCATCACCTGGGGAGATGATAGAGTAAACCCTCTCGAAGCATTTGGATTGAGTGCAGCAACAGAAGGAGTACAAGGTTTCAAAGAAGCAAAAGGTCAAGTATCAAAATTCTTCCAAGCTGTTGGCGGTCTTGGGGGAATAGTTGGTCAAAATAAAGATGTTATTAATGCAACAATAGGTGGAGCATTATATAACACTCTTGGTGGTAATGTTAGTTTGCAGTCAGTCATAACAAGATCCACTGGACAAATCCTCAACCCAAACCTTGAGTTATTGTTCCAGGGTGTAAACATCAGGAGTTTCTCCTTTGTCTTCGACTTTGCTCCAAGAGATCAAAGAGAAGCAAGAGAAGTGAAAAAGATCATAAGAGCATTTAAAGAATCGGCAGCAGCAAAAGATGAGTCTATCGAAAAACTTGGAAAGGTTTTTATCAAGTCGCCAGATATCTTTATAGTTAAGTTTAAGACTGGTGGAAAAGATCATCCTTTCCTGAACCGTTTCAAACCAATGGCACTTGTCGATATGAGTTTGAACTACACAGCATCAGGAACTTATGCAACTTATCAAGATGGAACACCAGTTCACATCCAAATGTCCTTGACATTCAAAGAACTCAACCCAATTTATGCTAGTGACTATACAGAAGATAAAGAAGGAAAACTTGGAGTAGGTTACTAAAATGAGTTATTTCAGAGAACTTCCAGACTTAGAATACCAGTCAGTAGTAAGTGATAGAAACTCATCACTCGACTATGTAACTGTCAAGAACTTATTCAGAAGGGCAAAACTTCGTGACGACTTACAGAATGTATTCACGCTCTTCAATAAGTATCAGATAAGAGATGGTGCAAGACCAGACACAGTTGCAGAAGAAATCTATGGTTCACCAGACTATGACTGGGTGGTCCTTATGTCAGCAAATATCACTAACGTAAGAGACCAATGGCCACTTTCTGATAGAGACTTGTATCGCTTCTCAGAAGAGAAGTACACTATTCAGAAACTAACTGACGTAAAATATTATGAAACAACAGAAGTCAAAGACTCTTCTGGAAGACTTATTCTTCCTGCTGGGAAAGTAGTAGATAAGACTTTCACTATTCCAGACCCATCCAATCCTCTTGCAACTCTGAACCCAACAAGAGGTGTTTCTAACTACGAATACGAAGTTAAAAAGAACGAAGAAAAGCGTGGTATTTACCTTCTAAAACCAGGATATCTCCAACAGTACATCGAAGACTTTAGGTCAGCAATGTACTATCAGAGATCATCTCAGTATGTGAACGATAGACTTATAAGAACTGAAAATACTAGAAATACTTCACCATAGTAGTTTCAACTTCTTATCAAACATCATAACGTAACGGTGCTTGCGGGAGCGGTCTTTCCATTCTCCCTCAGCACCTTTTATTTTGCCGCGTGAATGTTTGGTGCCGTCGGCGTAGTAGAAGTCTTTCTTAGCATCTGTAAGCCCACAATATTTAAAGTTGCAAGCACGATAAATTGTGCCGTCATGATACTCAGAATCAGCATAAGAAATGATCGCTGAGACTTCTGTGTCCTTGCGAAACTGTCTAATCGCTTTTGCAACGAACCAAGAAGTAATGTTGTACTCTTGTGACTGCGTATCTGGGTGGATGCAGAGTCTAGAGAGTTCGAAGAGTCCTTGCTGTTCATTTCTTCCAAGACCGAATGCTCCTTGCGCTACTTCTGGAACAGGGAGTCCAGTGAATATAATCACTCCCTGAATACCACCAATATTTAGAGGTGAGAAGTCGTTTTTCTTATAAAGACCGTAGTTATATCCTGACTTGAAACCTTTTGAAATATCTTTAAGATAATGAAACCGCAGAAGTAACTCTGCGGCTTCGGTCTTACTTACTCTGTCAATGTAATAGTCAGTTTTCACTTCAATAGTAAGTTAACATATGCTGCGACCACTAGAAGGGTCAGACAGATTTGATTGTACTTCATCGCCCAAACTTACGGTCCATGCGTAGTTTAATGTAATACATGCCGATGACCCAGAGGGAGAAGAGAAACCCTTCTCCGTAACTTAGGTTCATCCAGGCATCTAGTGCCTCTCCCATATCACTCTTCTGCCAGACGGGCGAAGTAGGACAGGGTATCGTCGTCTTCATCTTCATCAGAAGAAGAGGAGCGAGTGGGTTGCAGAGAGTTCAGGTCGCTGCGGAGGTCTTCGGTGAGTTCACGGGCAGAACCACGGGTGTTCTCTTCCTCTTCATAGTCTTCCTCTTGGAGACGAGGAGTGCCCTTGTTACCCAGAACATAGTCCAGACGCTTTTTCAGTTCGTCATAGGACTTGAACTGGTCAGCAGCAACGATCTCAGCAAGAGAGTACTGCTTCTTCCACACTGCTTCCATTGCTTCATCATCGTCCAGAAGTGCATCAGGACGGGCGAACTCGGAAGAGTCATAGTTGCGGTAACCAGCAACGTTCTTCGCCTTCAGTTTGAAGTTGGCACCCTGCCAGAAGTCGAACGGATCGATTGCTTCCTCATCCTCAAACTCAGGTTGCATTGCAGCAGTGAGTTTGTCAAAGATCTTCTTACCATACTTGAACAGGAAGACCTTACCTTCGTTCTCAGGGTTTGCAGGATCCTTGACCACGTAGATGTTAGAAACGTAGGTCAGTTTGCGCTTCTGCTTGCGTGCTGCTTCTTTACCAGCGTCGGTGCCGTTGTTCCACAGCATCGTGTTGTACTCAGACACAGGGTCTTTCTGACCAAGAGTAGTCAGGGAGTTCTCAATATACCAACCGCCAGGACCTTGGAATGCATGACTGTAGAGTTTCACGAATGGCAGGTCCTCACCATTCGGAGCGGGGAGGAAACGGATAACGGCATAACCATTGCCGCTCTTATCACATTCCAGTTTCCAGTTGCGGTCATCGGAAGAACCGCTACCATTGTTATTCATTTTCTCGACTTCTTTGACCAGTTTGGCGGTCAGAGAACCCAGTTTGGATTGCTTTTTAAGGTCTGCGAAAGACATTAGGATTACCTCGGATAGTTTTGGATTTTGGGGGATTTACTCGGATAGTATAGCAAAGATGCCCTTAGGCGTCAATGTAATCTCTGAGAGACTCGATAGTTGCGTACATACTATTGAATAAAGTCTGCATGTCAGTCTCTGGCGGGAAACCCATCAGAGCAACAGACTTGCGAAGGTTCTCTTTCATTTCGACCGCTTCGGGGTCGTCTGAAAGGGACAACCTAGTATACATCACTCGCTGCTTTTCTAGCAAGCTTGTCAGGATATCAATATGTTCCAACTTGTCTTCTCTGGACATCATACCAAAGTTGAAGAGAGACCCGTAGATCTTCTCCTGCATGGAATTAATTTCTTTTAGTTCTTCCTGAATAATTTCGGAGTCAAAAAAGTCACTCATTTATGATAGTCCTTAGAATCTTTTTGTATTGAAACATATCAATATTTAGAAACGGTGAATACTTCTTGAGTTTCAAACTTACGGTTTCCCACACTGGGTCCGTAAGTTCCTTATCAAAGTTTTTTGAGAAACGGAATATTTTGTCGTAGATTACGAATGTTTCTAGCGAGAGTCTCCCGCTTAGAAACTCTTTGAGTATCAGAGGGTGTCCCTTGGTACAGTTGAACAAAGTCTCTAACTCGTTCTCCGATAACAATTCGTTGCTTTGCTCTTTGAACAAGTACGTCAAACTCTGTTGGCGTTTCATCCACTCGGCGTAGTTTCTTTCGCCAGAACTGATAATTTCTCCAATCCATAGGTTTTGTGGGTTGTCAGAAGATACAAAATTGGATACCAAAAAGTCTACGACTTCTTTATCAGAATACTTGCGTGAAGTCTTTTCGAACCAGTACTTGTCCTTCCGTTTGTTGAAGGAGGTCATACTGGCGCGAGTCTTCGCACCGTATTTAAAGAAGTCGTATTTGGGGTTTGTGAAGTGATTTTTGAGCGAAAGATAATGTTGATAAGTTTCAAAGGGGCTCACAATCATAAAGGCAGTTTTGCTCTCGAAGTTCGTTTCATGAAGTTAAGACGAGTTGCGTCCCACTTCAGTCTCTCTTTCAAAGGTTTTGAAATGAGTTTCGTTACAGATTCTACTTCAAGGTTATTGATTTCGCAATAGTGGCAAATAGCATCAATATAGTTGAAGTTTTCTTCTGCTACGATTTTTTCAATTTCGAGAGCGAATTTAGAAGGTGTCAAAAATTTACTTTCTATTGCCTGCTCCAGTTCTTTATTTGGTTCCATAGAGTTCCAGTTTATCTCTAACAAATTTTCTAATATATTTGCTGAGGAGTTTGATGTACTTTGATTTGTCAT